CTTCAGAAATTGCTTTGTCTGCTTTTGCTTGGTTTCCTTTTCCTTCGTTTTCTTTTTGTATTTCAAATAGTTTATCTTTTAAAGTATTTGTTATTTCGGCTTCAGATTTGTCATATTGTGCAAGCGCAACAGCTAAGTTGCCTACTGCACCACCAACACTTCCAAACGCATCAGCAAGCCCTGTAGCGGCTGCTTTTGCGCTTTCTAATGATGATGTTAATATTGCCATTTGCGCTGTTGCTGCTGTATTTGCCGCTTTTTGAGCATCTTCAATAGCTTTAATACCATCTATTTTATCTTTATTTGCTTTCTGTTCAGCGTCAGATTTCGCTTTAATGTCTGCTTGTGTTTTTGTTTCTTCTAATACTTGCTTATCTACTTTAAGTCCTGCAATTTCAGTTTTTAAGCGCAATTGTTCAGCCAGTGTTAAATTGTATTTTCCCGCGTTATCTAATTCTGCCTGAGCCGCTGCAATTTTAGCGTCAATTGTTTCTGCACTTTGATTAGTTAATGAATCGCGGATTTCTTTTTCTTTAGCCAATAGTAAATTGGTCGCAGATTGTGACTCATTTAATATGCGTGATTTTTCTTCATAAGTTTTTGCTGATTCATACTCAATAGCCGTTTTATCCTGAATAGATACGCGCTCTGCTTCAAGTGCTGCAATTTTTGTTTGTTGCTGTGCTGCAAATAGTTTGCCAGCATTTTCTGCTGCGGCTACCTGTGCATTAAGCTGTTCATTAAAATAACGCTCTGCCTCTGCTAAATCTTTAGCGGCTTGCGTTGCTGCTTTTTTAACTTCAGATGATTTTTTGGTTTTATCTGTTGAATCTGCTGTTGCAACCGCATTTGTTTTAGCCGATTCAGTATGTTTTTCAGTTTTTGCGGTTGCGTCAATAGTTGCTTTTGTTGCCGCAAGTTGTTCTTCTTTAAATTGTTTTAACGCAGTTAATTTTGTGCGTTCTTTTTCAGTATCAAAACCAACTGCCGTACCAATTAAATTTGGTAAGCCATATTTTTCCATTGCGGCAATGCGTTTTTCTGCTGTTTCAATTTGTTTGTCAATTGTGCTTTGATTGTCTGCTATCTTTGCAAATGTCGCTCCTGCTGCTGCCGCTACAACTGTTGCACCCATAATTAATGGATTAGCACGAGTTGCAATGTTAAATGCTACCATAGCCGCGTTAGCTGCCCATATTGCACCAGTTAATGTAGCAATTCCGCCAGCCGCACCTGCAACAATTTTTAATTCGTCTGCTACGCTTTTTAAATTATCGTATTGTTCTTTTGTATAGTTATTAGATTCTGCAAATTTATCGCCCATTCCCTCATAAATCGCAATAACGCCTGTTACTTCTTGAATTAAATCAGTTAATGCTCCAGTAACACCCGCTTCACCTAACTGCAATGCTGCCTCGCTCAATGTTCCTTTTAGCGAATCAAACGCTTTTGCTAGTCCTTGATTTAAAGTATCAGCCATTTTTTTTGCCGAACCATCGGCATTTTCTAATTTTTTAGCATATTCATCTATTTTTGTAGAATTTGCCGCTAAAATATTCCCTGCCGCTGCTGCATCACTTCCGAATATTTTTAAAGATTCTGCGCCCGTTAAATGTGCATTTCTTAGCGTTTCCATTACTTTTGATAAGCCGAACGCCTCAACGTTTAATTGCTTATAAGTTACACCATGCTTTTTTAATATTTCAATATTGTCTTTTGTATCGTTGCTTAACGCGACAAGCATTGATTTTAAATTATTTCCTGCTTCACTTCCTTTGATTTGATTATCAGCTAATATTCCAATTGATGCCGATAATGTTTCTAAATTAATTCCGAATGTTTTAGCAACAGGTGCAATGGTTTTCATTGCATCCCCAATTTGCTCAACGTTTGTACTGGAATCTCCTGCTGTTTTTGCAAAAACATCATTAATGCGTCCAAGATCGCCAAGTTGCAATCCTAACGCTTTCATTGTGCCTGTTGATATTTCAGCCGCTTTAGATAAATCCAAACTTCCTGCTGCTGCTAATTGTAAAACTTTAGGCGTTGCCGCTAATATTTCATTAGTTTTTAAGCCTGCCGAAGCTAAAACGCCTTGCGCCTCTGCTGCTTGTTGTGCTGAAAAAGCTGTGGTTGCGCCAAGTTCACGCGCTTGTTTTTCCATTGCTTTCATTTGTTGGGTTGTGGCATCGGTTAACGATTTTAATTGAAGCATTTTCGTTTCAAACGATGCCATTTCCGAAATTGCAGATTTAAACCCAATGCCAAGCAATGCAGCACTAGCTGCTTTTGCCATGTTACCTAAACTAAGCAACGCGCGTTCACTGCGTCCAGTAGCTTGCTCCATTGCAGACAGATTTCTTGATGCTGTTACTGCACTGGTCGAATCAACTGCGACTTGAATAGAATAGGTATCGGTGGTCATTTTGTTTTGCTCCGTTTTGCAATTTGCTCTGCTTGAATACTTAAATAAGCGTTATCTAATCCAACAATAACACTTACTTCTAATGGCGTTAATTCTATATTGGTCAATCTTGACCATGCGTCAATTTCCGCGTAACTAATTGGATTTTGACCAAAACCATTGCTTGAGCGTGTTCGGCTTAATTCACCAAACCACGCCCAGCAATGGGCGTAATTTTCTGGCATGGGTAGCGACTTATAATCGTCTGGTATCTCATGCCCCATTGCAATAATCGCTTGAACTTCATCGCGTAAACTGCTGCCGTTGTCGTTTGTTTTGCTGAGTTCGAATTCTCGTGTGCCAAACTCGACAATGTCATTGATTAGGCTTTGGTGAAGTTTCCCAAGTTATTGCTTGCCTCGAAAACTTGTTCGCGTATTTCGCTATTGCGTTCCATTAACTTTGTGGCGTTTTCTGGTGAATATTCAAAGTTAGTAATTCCACGCCAGCCAACAATACGAATTGCCGCTGCATCAATACCAAATTGTTCATCATCTTCGATTGTTCGCTCAATTTCTTTTCCACGTTTAGCCGCTAACTGATCTTGTGATTTTCTACGGTTTAACGTTTTGCGAACCCAGTCTTGTACTTTTGGCGATTGTGAACCAAGCACTGTAATAAATACGCCCGTATCGCCACCATCAGCTCTTAAATATTCAAATTCATAAGCGTTTTCTGACGCGCTAACTAAATCTAAATCGTCAAATGATAAACCTGTTTTTTTACTCATGTTCGTATGTTCCTGTTAGTTTATAAAAAAATACCCACGCCCGCATAATTGCAAGCGTGGGTAATTGTAGCACTATTTTTAAGCGAGTGAATCTTGAACCATGATTGTTGTCGCTAAATTAGCCACGCCACTACCACCTGCTGTATTTTTAAGCGCGGTGAATGGGAATGTGCGAGTTAAACCAGATGCACCATCGGTTACATCAGCACCGCCAATTTTTACGCGCGACATGGTAAACGCTACAAAATCAGCCGTTGCAGTGCTATCTGTTGTTAATGCAACAATGATAGATACCTCGGTTTCATTGATAAAATAATCGCGGAATGTTGCGTCTGTAAAGTATGCGCTGAATGTACCTGTTGCGCCTACAACGCCTTGAAATACGTCTGGTCGTGTTAATGAACCAACCACGGCATCGGCTACTGCAATATTGCCGTTAATGTCAAAATCAATTGAAGTAACAATGGCAACTGGTGTGCCTGCAACAAGTAATAAACCATTTACACCCGCAGTAACGCCACCAGTAGTGATCGCAGTTGGCGAAGTTAAAACTTGTGATGTGCCAGTGGTTACATTTAAGCCGACTAATGGAAAATCAATGGTTGCCATACCGTTTGCGGGGATTTTAACCTGTGCGTTGGTTTGCATAATGTCAGTATAAACCTCTGACTGTGCAACGTCTGAAAACCAATGTTCAATAGTGTAATAATCCTGTGTTTGGCTTGTTTCTGGCACATAAGTATATTTGCCGGGAATAGCAACAGTTACACCTGTGACCGATGTTGCATTATCTGCAAGCGCACTACCGTTTAAGGTTTTAACGGTTAATGTGCTTGATGTTACGCCTGTCACTAATAAATTTTTGTTTAAGTTAGCCGCGTTAACGCTTCCTGCTGTAATACGAACCACATTACCAATTTTAATGCCTGCCGTTAATGGATTGCCTGTTTGGAATGTAATTACACCAGTTGATGCAACAATAGTTACCGCTGCACTGGTTAATGAAGAAATAGCAACAAAGTCTTTACGCAATACAGATTGCAAAAAGTCTTTATATGTTCCCGCTGATAACTCACCGCTTAATGTTCCCGTTGCTTGTCTTGAACCGTGACGGAAATCTGCGACTTGTTGATCTGGGCGAATTTCGTTTGACTGGAATGTTTCTTTAGTTAAGTTAATCGTACTGGTAACACGTCTTAATTCTTGACCACCAGAACCCGATGCAGGCGAACCCAAACCAGTTTGTTTTTTGTAAGATACGACTTTTTTAACGCCTTGAGCAATTGTCATTTTGTAACCTCTTATGGATAAATGTCTGCTGAAAAATAAATTGATACCGGAATTTTATAAAGCACCCCGTCAATCAATGCCGGTGCAATTGATGGTGTCTTGTCAATAATAACAGTTACACCACTACTTGTTAAACTTGTACCACGTTTGAAATGATTAACGAGTAAATCAGCTCGTGTTCCCGCTGTTTTTGCACCTGCATTTGGTGGATAACATAATAACACTTGCATAAACCCTTTAATACGATAATGATTGCCGCCTAACGTAGGATTTAATGTATCTGCAATCATTAGATTAACCTGTTGATAGGCTGTGCCATTAACAGGCGTATAAGGTACATTCTCCCATGCTGTTGCAAGTGTAGGCGTTAGCGCATTAAGTTTTGTTTCCAATGCCGTTCTAATCTCAACTAGTGCCATTTAAAACCCCTTCAAATAATGCAACTGATACGCGAACCATACCGTTTGGTGCTTGTGTGCTATGCGCGTTATATTCTAACTCTCCAATATAATCAACATTATTAGTTAAATATACAACTTTACCTGCTTGATTTGGAATAGCGGCTTCAACTATTTCTATAGTGCTTGAATCGTCTTGACCGACAAAAGGCGCACCAATTGTGCATTGCCAATTTCCTTTGGCGTTTCCAGTATCAACTGGAGTCATCATCATAATATTTTTAAATACTTCACTTGTGGCTGCGCGTATTTTGTTATCAACGCGACCACTAACACGAGCAACAATTTGCGACATTGACCCCGTCATTTTCTCACCTGCATTTCATAAAGCGCGGGTAATTCACCCGACCAGATATGACGAACCGCCACCACTTGATAAACTTCACTATCAACGGTTACTTTGTCGGCTGGTTGTGGCGTTGGTGCGCCTAATGCCGCAATCATTACTTTTCTATCGCCTGCTTGCACTACACCGCTAATAAAATCAATCCCGTTATAGTCTTTTATAACGGCAGTGTGATTAGTTGATGTTGTTGTTCCGCCCGATAACTCCCCTGTTGCTGGGTCATAAGTTCCCTCAACAATTGACGTTAGCGTGATTGATTTGCCAAACTTATCGAGCAATTTATCTGCTGTAGATCGAGCGCGAGCATCAAGTGTCATGTTCTCACCAATGATCTCGACATATCATTACCCTGTTGTTTAAAAAACACGGATAACATGGCGTCAATTTGAGCATAACGGGTTTGCTGTGGTGAATATTTATCATATTCAACTTCGATAACATCTACTTTTTCACGAATAACGCCTTGCGTTAAATCCTGCATTAAAATGGCTGTGTAAGATTTTAAGGCGAGTTCAGCACACGCATTTTTTACAGTAACAGGAACAATGTCAAAGTCCACATATTGCGGGAAAACATTTGCCGATAAGGAATCAATCAATGGAACGTATAAACGCGGCCAATCAAGCGATTGGGTTGAATATCTGCGAAAACCTGCGTATTGCAACCGATACTGAGCCACCATGTAATCTGTGGCCTTGCGTAGTAATTGCTCTTTTACTGACGTATCAATATCAGTCCATGCGTCATTGCCTTGTTTTGTATGATAAGCATTTGCATCAGATACTGAAACATAGCTTTCAGCATTTGCCAGTCCTGTTCCATCTTCAACAATAATTGTCATGGAATCACCGGAAAAATAACGTCAAAAGGAAACCCTGCCTGCAAGGTAATGTCACGCAGTGATTGTCTATATACCGCCCACGCTAAATTATCAACAGGTGCATCAGCTAATTGCGTCCAATCTGATTGTGTGAGCAAAGCGTTGCGTTTATAACGTACTTCATTAGCTTTTTGTGTTTTCTCAGCGTCTAGCTCATCTTGTGTTTTAGCTTCAACAATCACGTCAAACACTACGCCATTTTCAATATACGGCTCAACTGATGTTAGCTTTTCTGATTGTGAATGCACTTTATCAGACTGTATCTGATACGCATTGCGCTCTTGCGCCCACATTAAATCAAGACCTTCTGGCGGAAATGATACATTAGGAAACACTTCTGTATGCTCACCATGAGATAGGATTTGGTTATTTTCAATTATGGCTATTTTCATGTTTTATGGTCCGTATGTTGGTAATGGGCCTGTTGGTGGAGTAAATGAGGCAGTATAACGGCAGACTCCTTTTGTTATGCGTAAGTCATATATATACCCAGCTAAACAATGGGATATCCCAGTATAATCCATGAATGTGCCAACTCTAAATATACCATTTCCGCCATAAACACTTGTAAATGAACCTGTGGTAGTGAGACTATTTCCATTGACAAATAAACGCACCACGCTTCCAGATTTAGAAAATGCAACATAGTACCAAGTATCCAATTGAAACGCATAAGAAGCATCTATTGAACTATCACCAGCCCCAGTTCCGTCAGTGGAAACATAAAATCTAATAATGGATGAACTAATTAAAAATGACCATTCCCTTGAAGTTCCGTTACCTTTACTACATATAACGGAGTATGTATTATTTGCAGCTATCTGTACCCACGCTTCAACTGTAAAATCAGTTCCTAGCGTTAATAACGTTGTTGGTGCAATAGAAATATTATTTGAGCCATTATTTGTAGTTTGAGTGAAAACAGAACCACTACCATATTTACTCCGAGCTGTGCTAATTACAGTAGACCCATTGACTGTATTTGCTAAATTATTACTAGACGAGTCTTTAATATTAGTTGTTGTACCGTTCGCGCCATTCCCCACAAGCAAATAAGACACGTTATTCCAATAAGGGTCGCCCCCTCCACCAAGTGTTGCAAACCTCGATAGCATACTCATCGCACAAACTTCCCATAAATGGTTGTACCCGCATCGCGAGTCCAAAGTAAGCACCAGTCTGTACCAGACGTTTGCAAAGTCACACCGTTAGAGGAAAATGTCGTTGTCGTTGCACCCGTAGACGTAATCCAGTTAATAGTCGGCCATGTGATTTGACCTGCTGCACCTAGGTTAACCCCTTCAATTAAAAGCTCACCTAAGTTACCCGATGGCGGCCAGTTTGTAATTGAAAGTGTAGGATTGCTTGATGCTGTTGGTGCCCAGCGTTGCTGTGAGCCGTTGGTGTAATTTAACGATGCTGTTGTGCCACTACTAAAATATTTCCACCCAGTATCCTGAAACATTTGACGAGTTAAAGCAGAATCATCACCAACTTTTCGTGCTAAATCTACTGTATTAACATCTTCTGCAACAGTTAATGTTTTTGATGTTGTGCCACCAGAAGCTGTAAACCCAATAGCTTGTGGAGTAACACCTGCCCCGTTTGTGCCATTTGTTCCATTTGTACCTGCTGCCCCAGTAGCTCCTGTTGCACCTGTTGCGCCTGTTGCTCCGGTAGCCCCATCTTGATTTACTAAATCCCAATATGTTGTATTGGTTGGTGTTGCAGTGGTTGTAGATTTTGCAATGTAACTAGCCCCGTTATATCTAACCAAATCCAATGCTTTATATGTTCCAGCAGTCCAATCTCCTTTTGGAACAACAACAATTCTGCCTAAATTAACCTGTGTCATAAAATAGTCACTATAAATTCACCATCAACAATTGCTGGGGATAATTGAGCTAAATAATCAGCAATCAATTCTCCATCAACAATAGAAATATCCATTAAAATTGTTGTTCCACCACTTCCACCACCTGCCTCACTTTCTTTTGCGTATGATTCATAGGTGTTTGTTGATGTTCCAATTGCAATTCTATTTTCATCAGTAATTAAATAAACTTCACCAGCATTTAATCCATTAGCTGTTGCTGCTGAATCTATTTCTGTTCGTGTGCCTCGTTTATTTAAAATTTTTGGCATTAGAACGTACCACAATCAACCGTATTGACTGCAACAGTAACAAATCCATTACCTGAATCTTTTGTCCATGATAATGATGTGTTTAATCTTATTACACCATCAGTACCATCCGTTCCAAAAATATAACCAGCAGTGCCGCCAGAAACGACAGCAACTTTTTCATCGCCTGAACCAGTTGGAATATTTAACGCGGTTTTAAATGCGTCAAAAGTAATCTTTTTTTCTTTTACACCTGTTGCGCTTGCGTCATGAATCAATAATAAATCTGATGTTCCGTCAACACTTGCTAACGTAGTAAGATCGTCAATAGGTGGAACAACTGGCATTGATGTTGTTGCCGCTGTTGCAATATGAAGCGTCCCTCTATCTGTTGAGAAGTGTTGCTCACCTGCAAGCATTGAGCTTGTTGGTAAGTTAGCTTTTAATCCACGTTTTATCTGTATTCTTGGCATTAGTTAAATTCTCCGCAGTCAATATATTGCAGCTCTAAATTTTGTCGAGCCTGTGTTTTTTTTGTTGAATTATTTAATTCTGAAAACAAATTTGCAGTATTAAAATAATCTCCATCATTACTTTTTAATCCAGCCGGTAACGCTTGAACAGTATTTCTTGTTACTGGATTAATTTCAATTATATTATTTTCTAATGTAATTGTTATGCTCATGTTGCAGGTCTCTTAATGCCAGCTAATACTTTAATTTTATCTTTGTATGATTCAATTGGCGGCAATATAGTGCCTACACCACCAGTAACGCCAGATTTTTGTTGCAAAGCATAATAATACGAACCGAGTGGAATATTTTGAGTGGTTGTTGCTGGTATGTAAATATAACATATTCCATTTGCTACATCGTCATTTTCGTCATCGCCAGCATCTTTTATATATTTTAATTCTGCTTGTTCGTATGTTAAATCAAGTGATGACATAAATGTTAACCAAAATTTATATCCTGTTATATTTTGAGCATTGCCGGCAGCATCTTTAACAATTAACTCAACGGCATAATCGTCGCCCTGCCTAACATCTTCTAAAAATAACGCCATTTAGTCCTCCATCCATTCAATCATGCCATAAACACCACTGCCAGAAATAACATCGTGATCTGCAAAAATAATTAAACCTTCATTTTTTGCCAATATAAAACCCTCGCCATTATCATCAAATTCAATGGTTGACGCACTTCCAGTAGATTTAGAAATAACCGAGCGTTCCATAAAATAAGGCTCTTGCGTAACGCCTGTCATGTCTAAACCCGCTTGATTGCGTAAGCATAGCATTTTGCTAGGCTCGTTTTGATTATCGTATTTTGTTGGAGTTAGTGTTGTGCCGCTTGTGGGCATGCCTTTAATGCGAGCAAACGCATATACTGAATTACCATTGCCACCGGCATCTGCACTATCTAATTGAATGTGCATTTTAGTGATACGCAGTGACGTTTCGTCAGTATTAACAAACGCCTGATAAACTGTACCCGATGTCACGGTGGTTGGTTTTGTTGCTATTTTGCAAACGTAATGCTTCATAAGTCCGCCATAAATAAAGGCGGGGGAACACGAACAGGAACGAACGCGAACCCCCTAAAAAAATTAACCTAGCAACGTAGCAACGTGGTTTGGTTTCCATACTTTTACGCCATACAAACAACGTACTTCAAGCATAGTTTTCATGTAACCTTTATAGACTGCGATTTCAAATACTAAACCGCTTGTTGGGTCTTGTACTGTCATTACATCTACAGCACTATCGCCACCGTTTGGCATTGCAGGTGGGCGAATGCCTAATTCAACTGCTGATTTGTGGAAAGCAACGCTTGGCGTGTAATTATCGCCAATTGTTAACGCGTTAGCGTCAGCAATGTTAACTTTTAAGCCCGGTGCACCTAATGTGATTGTGCCGGGTGCGGTAATACCAGCGTTAACAACATATTTGTTTGTGGTGTCGCCTGCAAATGTGACAATATCACCGGCTAATACTGTGCCGCTACCTGTTTTCAATACAACATCGGTTGAATTTGCTGTGGTCGCGCCATTGGTAACATAAGATGTACCTGCGCCTTTTGTGTGCGAAGTAATGCCAGCAGATTCTTTAACCATGATGCCTTGCAAATCAAGCAATGTGCCTTGACGCAATAATGCCTCATTACCTGCTGTGTTAACTTGTTGCAATTGCGCTAAGTTACGCAATTTAACACCTGCCGCTGTGTTCATAACCAATGAGATTTGATTATCAGTAGGACAGCCGTTATCAACTAAGATTTGGCGCACTTGCGCAATAGTGTCGAAGTTAGACGCAAATGGTGTTGTGCCTGCTGAACCGACAGCGCGTGAAGAGCCTTTGTAAGCCGCTAAAAATAAATCGGTTTCGATTTTATTGCACAACGCGCGAATTGCTTGTGCAATTTGGTCACCGTAAATGGTTTCATAACCTGCGCCATTGTTAACATGCTTAATATCTTCACCAGTCCACGGAATCTGAACTGAAGCGTAAGAATCAAGTGTCATTGTTTTGTTGTCAACGGTTTGATCTGTGCCTTCAGGAATTGTCATTGAAGGCGCAAACGAAGTGTTAACGCTTGGTGTGCGAGTGAATGCCGCACGGATTGTGTCGCCTTTTGCAGCGGGGGTTGTTGCATCACCATTGATGGTAGATGAAGGGATAAAACCGACTAATTCGCGACCTACTACGTCTGCCGCTTTGTATATGTCTGCTGCTAATTGCGATAAGGTATTTGCCATCTTGATTGCCTTCTAAAATAAAAATAAATATTAGACGGCAATCGAGACAGGATAAAAACTAATCTGTAACTTTGCCGCCATTCTTTGCAAAACTTGCCCGTTCTGGGTGTGACATTGCGTCAAACGTTGAACGGCTTACAACTTGTTGTCCAGTGCTACCACTTCCACCATTTGCGCCACCACCGTTATTCTGTGGTGCTGCAATATAATGTTTGCCGTCGTCACTGGTCGCCCATTCAGTTACGAACGTGCTTAAATCTTTGTCGCCTATAACTGCTTTGCGTGTGTCGCCATCAATAGCGATTTTCGCCTGTGATGATAACATAGCTTTAACCGCAGGTAAAAATGGCGCAGCAACACCAGCCTTTACAAGTGCATCAGTCAAGCCATTATCTAAAAGTAATTTAGACGTAAATCCGCTTTCTGAATCTAATGCCGCCTTGGTTTGTTCAAATGCCTTTTGCTGTTCTTTAATTGTTTTTTGTGACGCGGTGAGCTGATTTTCTAACCCATCTATTTTATCTTGTAATTTATCCAATTCCGCTGGATCAATTTGCTTTCCTTTTCGTGCCTCTTTCAGCTCTGCTAAAAGTTCGCTGTTTTTCTTTGCAAGTCCGCTTGTTGCTTCATCTACTGCGGCTTTGATTTGCTCTGCAATACTTAATTCTTCTGACATATAACCCTCTGGGTTGTTTTTTGCTGACACAATCAGCGGTTAAAGGTGTGCCGTCAATGAAAGGTGTGAAACATTGACGACACTAGAGTAAAACACACATGGCGAGGTGTTTGTCGTATTTATACACGATAAATAATAAAACATCAAATTTAAAAAAAATAAACACCTTAAAAATATTTTAACTAACTAATTGATTTATAAATGTTCAACTGTCAAGTAATCCTTGACAACTGTTTTACTTTTCAATTTTCTTTAATTGCTCAAGTGTTAAAGTCTTGCCACTCGCATCAACAAACCTGTCTAATGGCATTCCATCACGAAACATTTGTGCTTTTTCTTTTCCTAACACTTCATTTTGAAAAGCCTCTGGTTTTTTCTTTAGCCACGTTTGATAAGTTTCAGTCTGTGCTACTTGACCGTCCATTGATGCGCGTGTGCGTCCGTCTGGGTTTTTAATGCCTAACGCTTGCCATGATTTTAAAACACTGACCATTGCTGATCTGCATCTAAAATGCGCTGGGGGTCTTACACCACTATCAAGTGGATATATTTTCCCGTCACGCGCTTGGCATATTGAAGTGGTACGACCATCGAGTGTGCTTACCCACTGCAATCCACTAAACAAATCATTATTGTTTTGATAAAACTCATCACGCGCGGTATTGGTAGCGTGTGCCATTGCCGTACTAACCAACGCCTGCGTTTGACGTGCGTTTAATGCCATCACGCCATCAGTGTATTGGAGTGCTTTTGTTCCTGTGATGCGTTTAACCACGTCACTATAAGATTGCCCTTCAACTAAGCCGATACGCACCGCGTCTTGAATTCTTGCGTAGCTATCTACATCGAGTTTATCAATCCATTCTTTGATGATCTTACCTTGCAGCGGTTTTGATTCAATCGCGGCAAATAACGTCACGGGCGCAACGGCTGTCATATCAAGCACAACAGGCGTTGAATCATCAATTGCTTTGATTTGCCAGTCTTGTTCGTAGACTGCCGCGTCTTTCATTTGTTGTGTTAGCTCTTTTCCTATTAACGAATAGCCTTCACTCATAATAGCGCGAACCGATTGAAGCTGTGCATCAATACGTGCAATGCTCCATTCGCTATTCATATCCATAACACGCAACTTTGCAACTAAATCTTTTTCTACTTCTTTAAGAAGTTTCATTATGTCTTTAGTTGTTCCGCTGTATAGCCGTTGCAGATATATTTCATGTGCAATCGTTTTATCGCGGAGTATTTCATTTACGGTTTGCACGTCTATTCACCAAGTCAATTAACAGAATCGTTAATACAGCATCTAAAAAAACAAAGTCATTGCTGACATTCATTGCGTATTTATTGAATGCACAAATAGCCAATAATTGAACCAATAATAAAGCAAACTCTTTTAACCATTTCATAATAAAATCTCACGTTATTTTTATTTATTATAACACCAATTATAGTATAATTTATTTGTGGTTCGCGCCATTTTAAACAAGAGATTAAACAAAACCGTTACTTTATTAAATCGAGGTTAATTTCTTGACCTGCGCGAACGATTTAAAAGAACGGTTTTTTTTATGGGTAAAATTTTATGAATATCAATAAAGTTCCTTTTGCTAAAATTTTTAATAATGAAACTTATG